TTATATAATGGTTTCCGTATTTACGGAGATCTTATATTCAGTCTCGGAAATCATCTCTTTTGTCCATGAGGTAAACTGATGAATATTATTATGCCAATACACATAATCTTTTATACTAAACTGGCTGAAGGTTTCAATATCAACATTAAAACTAGCTTCATAAGCTGATCCATTGATCCGCTGCCGGAGCCATCTCAGCCAGTTAGTTCCAAATAATTCCGGAAAACTGCAAGATGATTTATAAGATGCGTTATTCTGACCTGCTACCAGACCATTATAAAACACCAGGGCAAGTGTATTGGTTGAGTCTTTTTTCACAGCTGCAGTAAGATATCCGTTTTCTTTTGCCCTGGATACCGGCATAGGATATCCATTAATTTCAATAGTGGTTGTATCTGAATTTTCTTTACCGTTTAGAAGAGGACCTTTACTGTCATAGAACATCGAATTCATCTTCTCATCATTATCGAGATCCTGAAACTTCAATAAAAATGATCTTTTTTGCTGAAGTTTTCTCCTAGGTTTTACACTCTGATACATACTCCAGTCTTTTACATTTTCTGGATCTTTGTCAAGTCGGTTCATTGTAACGGTCTTACCTGATATCTCTATATCATAATTGAACCAGGAGCGGATAGTATTAACTAGATCACCAAATGTCATATCCGGAACAGCTCTGGATAAGTCGATCTCATTCGGATTTCGTACTACATTTGATTCTTCCTTTACCCCTTCTACATCTTCCAAAGAATCTGATGCCAGTGTAAGATCAGAGATCTGATGTGTCCATGAGTCTTCATGATATTGAGTGTATATACGGAATGTTAACTTTGTATCCGGTTTCGTAATATTAATTGTGATATCCAGCGGTATTTTTTCTAAAATACTACCTCTCGAATTATCATACTTCCTCCAGATAACTGATTGATTATCGATTACAAGAACATATTCTGCCCACATTTTAGATGCTTTCCAAAATTCGACTATACCACGCAAAGTATACTTTCCGGTTTTCTTGATTATAATTTCCTTTTCATAGAAAGCATAATCATCCGGACCGTTCTCCAGATCTAACCTATTAAATTCCATAGATGTAAAGATGAATCCATATCGAGCCTGGCTTAGTGTATTAAAATACTGAGTCCCGGAGAATACCCACGCATCTTGCAACATGGGATCAGTTAGTATTTCACCTTCCAATTTATATCCTTTATCAGCAAACCCAAAGGATAATAAATAGAGTAGGTGTGGACATGGGTGTATTATATTGACATTAAAAATATTCAAATCACTGTCTATATAATTTCTTCTCATTTCAGATCCATCCGGTTTTAGATCATTATAATATCCATCAAATGCATCCCAGATCTCCTGATCCGGAGAATACTTAGTTGTGTACATTCTTGGAAAGTTGAAATTGGTGTCAGGATATCTAAGCCCACATATATCTTTAGCGAATGTATATATATCTGAAACCTGGAACTTTCCATAATTAAATTCTGAAAGCTTCTTATCAAAACTCGGTACATCTTCAAATCCGAAATCTACCTGCCCGGAAAGTTCTGTGTCAAAAATATCCAGAAGATTCAATTTTGCTTCAGATATTTTTCCTTCAACTTCGGCATAACAATCTATTATATTCTCGATCCCTACGTTCTCAAGACTTATATAATCTCCGATAGAATGTATGAAATTTTCATCCATTGGTGTAGTGAAAGGAAATGTAAACTTAGTCGAAACTTTATCATTCATCCGGGAGTTACTTTCCTGGATAGTTACTTTCTGTTTGGATAATTCTAATTTGAATTTTTCCGTAAATAGCGTTATTCCCATGTTATGAAACTTGAAATTCTAAGTCAAATTCAATTAAAGATCTTTTTGAATCTTCTTTTGTTAATTTTTGTGATATACATTTTGCACTATAGTATCTTCCTTCGACTTCTAATAGGCAATATAATGATGCAACCAACTCATCTATTAGATCAGTCTCGGCTTTTAGAATAAATCCTGTATTTATATTTATTTTCCGGACTCTATCTGTACTAAATTTATCTAAGTCGCCTGTAAATACATTTTTTTGTATAACATGACTGTATTCGTTTAATAGCGCATAATCTCCCGTAAAAGTTATACTTTCCATCGCTAAATTCTGATTTTCCCACTGAACATTTACTCTGTTTTCGCTCAAAATAGGCATGGTGTAGAAGTTTAAGTTTTGCCCGCCTGCAGTAATCACTTTTGACTCTCCAAAATTGATTTTTTGTTCAGAATCTTCCACTTTTACTCTTGCAATACTTCCCTGAGGCAAATTATTCTCAGGTAATGCATTATCTAACAGTTCTCCTGAACTTACAAGACCGGAAATAAAAGAAAAAATCGTTTTACTGTCCTCTACATGGCTCCGAATGTCATAATTTGTTAAAAACGGGAAACATTTTGGACGTTTTCCGGGATAAAACTTTATATTTTCGAAACTTTCTTTATGAAGAAGGTTATGATCTATATCCAGTTCTTCAATTGTGAATTTTGATACTGCAGGAAGGAATAGAACATGATTATCGAAATGATTGGGCATCCCTGGTTCCGATAATATCTCCTCACGGTTCTTTAAAAAATATCTATTGATCTTTTCTCCAATATTCACTGTACATTTATCCTTAAAGTAAGGTATGGTAAGAGGAACAGTCAAAACACTTTCTTTTTCCGGAGTTTTAACCAGAACTTCCATATTAATTCTTGCAAAAAAAGCATTTTCTGTGTATTTAAAAACACTTAATATTTTATCATCAAGGCAAAAATTATATTCATCTGTAAAATTGTGATTATAGAACACAACTACTTTCATTGTCACTGGTACAATGATTTCGTGTGATTCAAACAATATTTTGATGTCTCCGGAGTAATCTCCTGCAGCTAATGTCGCAGGAGCTACATTTCTAACATCAATAAATGCATTTCCTGTTCCTGATGTAGCACTTAATGTAAGCCAAGAGGGGGCAGTTACAGTGAAACTCTTGCTAAATGGGTTAATAATTCGCAATGTTTTCAATAACACCTCATTGGTGCTTTTCCGGATGAAAAATGACATATTCTGAGGAGTATGAGCAATTCCATTATTCAGGATTAGAACCTGAATTGAAAAGGCATAAAATCTGACACCATTTGTCCATAAAAATGCTGGTACATTCTTCTCTCCAGATGAAGGAAGAGCAGGGTTAGAAGATAAGTTAAGATTAAATTGAGTAGTAAAGCTCGCAGGTGTAGCGAACGTGCCTTCATTTTCAAATTCGAGAGCCTTATTATCTGTATTATTTATAATCTTAACTAGTGTTTCTCCGGATAAGGTCCCGTTATCTTTATTATAATATACTGTGTAAAATGGTTTTTCAGTTTTGATATCTGATTTATTTCCCTTTACCAGAAGATCCATTAAAACATTGGCATTATTTATATTTTGCCAGTTTCCGGAAGAATCTTTCCCAAATAACTTAAATATTATAGCACCTTGATTTATTCGGATTTGATTTTCAAGATTAAGATATCTTACCTTAACTGTTAAAGATGTTACTCCGGCATTATTTATATATCCATCATTGGTCAAATTCGAATCAAATACTTCATAAAAGACTCCACCATTATTGAATATCGACTGTATAACCTGAATTCTGAAGTCAGAATATGTAGAAGTTAAGCCGGGAAAATAATTACTTGCAGCTTCTATTTTTATTATCTGTACTGGTGGATATGGAGTCAAATGTTCCCATTCCACAGATATATCTTTTGGGGTTACTCCCCAGTCTGTTGTTGCCATATTAGTGTTTATTTTTATTAACGAGATCTAAGTATTCATTTTGCATCTCATAGGATTCTTTGCCATTCTGAGCATTTTTTTCAATCTTCGCTGAGATTCCATACTTCTGTATTTTATCCATTGTATCCGTATACTTGTTTATTGCTTCTAATAATTTCAGATCCAGATCTTCTCTATTGGAAGAAGAGGAAGGTGGCATATTCGGATATAATCCCTGCTCATATCCTTTCACTCGTGCGATATCCTTCATAAACATGTTAGTTATTTCCGGATCTACACGCTGAAGATCTGTTCCGGATACAACCAGTTCCGGGAAGCTTTTTCCAGCTTCACCTACAAGCATTGTCGGCTCATCATAGATACCGGTTTCAGATCGTTTCCGTCGAGCTCTGAACATTTTATTGTCCTGTTGGCGGATGACAGGATAAAAACCATCTTCTGCTCCTGGCATAGTTGGCATTGGTTGACTCATAATAGTTGCCACCTGTACTGCTCCCATTGCACCTACTAATCCTGCTAATACAAAGTTTAAAGGTGTCCAAGGCTTATTAGATAATGCACCCGCAATACCAACAGCTGTACTGGTAATTGCATTGGCTATGTCCATCATCCTTTGGCGCTTCGCAGCCTCATATTCAATTTCAGCTTTCTTCTTATCTAACTCCTTTTCATTAGCTAAAGTTTCTCTTTTATATGTCTCCTGAGTGATTAGCCCTGCTTTTAATTGCTTTTCGAGGCGAGTCTGCTTTTGTTTGCTGGCAAATTCATATTGCTGAAGCATTCTTTGCTCATTAGCCTGGACAAATGAAGAATACATCGCAAACATATTCTGAGCTACCTGAAGAGCTGCACCTACCTTTTGAATGTTTTCTGATAATTTATCAGTATTGGTGAACATTGCGTCCCACTGATCTGGGGTTAATCCAAGTATATCGGTTCTACCACCTATACTATCAAGCTTACCACTTAAACTCCCTTTACCTTTACCTTCTTCACCGTTTTTTAATCGACTTATCTCAGCGGTTAGTTCAGCAATTTTAGTCTGATACTCCTCTATCTTTTTGATCTGATCAGGAGTTAAAGAGATAGGATTTATTGCTGCCATAACATTGAACTCAGCAATTGATTTTCTCAGGAACTCTAACTGTTCTTCCAGCCTTTTCTTCTGATAAAACTTTTCAATAGCTGCACGCCCTTCTTCCCAGGATCTAATTTTATATAAATTTTCATCTGTATAGCCTTCACTTTTCAAGAACAGTTTTTGATCTTTCAACGTTTCGAGTGAACTGATTCTCTTGTTCTTCTCCCGATCTACTAAGTCCAGGCGAAGTTGCATTGCTTCTTCTTCCTTTTTATAAGTATCCATGAGATACTTTTCATTTATTTTTAGGAGCTTTAGATTAGAAAGAGATTTCTCTTGTTCTTGAAGAGCTGATATTCTTGCATTTTCTTCTTTCCATTGAAATTCAATTTCCTGAAGCTTTACCTTCATATCTCCTTTTTCTTTAGCTATCATATTATGTATCTGCTCAAAGTCTTTAGTAGAGACTTTCTTTTTATCAAGAGCCGCAAGGGTTTTCTCCTGTTCAGCTACAATAAGATCTCTTTCTTTCTCATAACCATCTCTTTGAAGTTCCGCAGTATAGCGTATGCGTTCAGCCTCAAGATCTTCCATTCTTTGGTTATAATTCTCAGCTGTATCCAACATCTTTTGCCTTTCACGTTCGTACTTCTTACGAGCACGTTCAGCTTCAATCTCTTCTTTAGATTTTTTTTCCTTCTTCTCTTTTTCTTCAGGAATTTTATAATTTGATTTTACAGGGGTTTCTGTGGTATCAGTGGTGTAATAAGAATCTAATTCCATCTGTAACTGCTGCCGTTTTTTTCCTTGGGTTCTTTGCACCTCTTTCTGAAGAAAATCAACTCTAGCCTGATCAGCCTTTGATAACTTTTGCAACAAAGCAGTTTGATCAATAACTGATTGATACCTGGCGGCTTGTTTATTATGCTCAGCAAAATCCTTTTTTGATATTTCTTCATTTTGAGATGTTGCAGCCATAGCAGGACCATCATAAGCTCCATATCTTCCATTCTGTGCTTTTCTTAGATTATCTCTGTTTTTAGCTCTTTTGGCATTCCTTACATCTTGTTCATCCTCTACTTTGCCCTGATTCTGAACAATTTCAACCCTTTTCTTTTCAATATCCTCGTATATAGATTGACGTGCTGCTGCTCTAGCTTTAGCTCTGGCAACTAAATCAATTTTAAAAGCTAATAACTCATATGCTTCAGCCATTTTATTTGTCCAGGTGTATTCTTTATTAGCTTTATCTGCTAATTCAGGGTATAGCTTTATAAGAGCCTCATAAGCCTTTTTCTTTTGTTCAGTGGTGGCTATATTAGATTTCATAGTCCTGATCAATAATTCAGTACTATCTTTAAACTGATCTGAAGCAATTCGTCCTTTCTCCATCGTTTCTTTCTGGATATTACCGAAACGGTTCATTTCTTCAGCATTTCGCCTTGCAGCTTCTCTTGCTTCATCTTGTCGTTGCTTATAAAAATATAATGCAGTACCCAGGGCGGTAACTAAGGTGATTATGGCTCCTATAGGGTTTGCCATTATGGCTGCAGTGAATCCACGCATAGCAAAAGTTGCACCCGCTATATTACCCGTTAACAAAGAATAACCAGCAGCTAAAAGCCATAATAATGCTCTAGTGGTCGTTGCGATAACATTCCCTAATGAGTTGACAACATTACGAGCCTTTTCTACAATTGTTAAGCCTAATACCTTATCTCTTACTGTTGTTAATAAGGTGTTGTAGGTCCCCATTAATAAGTTATTGGTGAACATGGCAGCTGATACAATAGTGAGTATCTTTACGAAAAATAGAAGAGTATTTCGAAAAGCTGTCACTTTTCCATCTGCATCTTCTACAGCACCTATCATTTTACCAACAGTGCTAATGATCCAGTTCAATGCTTTTGCAACAGCATCACTGGTGAAGATGGCAATAAATTTCTTGCGTACTTTATCGTATATAGCAGCTGAGTTATTGTTTACCTTATCAAACTCCTGTTGCAAAGAGGTAGCATCGGCAGCAGCCTGAGCAGATAGAGCCATAGTGTTACGGAAACGTTCGGTATTCTCAGATGCTGCACCTACAATTGATTTAACATATTGATCTCCCAGTTTAAGGTAATCCAATACTCTGGCTACGTCAGTTCCGTCCATTCCTTTCATTCCTTCAGAGAACTTCAAGAAGAACTCAGTAGGATTTGAGTTAATAAGATCTTTAACCTGTTTCTCAGATAACCTCATTATTTCAGCAAACTTCTTTGTCTCTTTTGCTGCAGTAGATATGAAGTTAGTATACGCAGTACCACCGCGCTCAGCATCAATACCGCTTTCTTCAAATGCAGCACCTAACGCCATAGCATCTGTTATGGAGGGCTTAAGAGCTTCAGGGAGTGCACCTACTCGTTTTGCAAACTCTGCAATGTTCTCTTCCGATGCAGCACCGGCAGCTCCTAATTCATTGAGAGCAGATCCGATCTCATTAATAGATATCGCAATACCTTGTCCCTTGGTTTCTTTATATAGTCCTGCTATCTTTCCTATACTCTCGGCAACCTTATCTACACCACCGCTGAAGCTGTCACCTAATGCTACATAAGCTTTATCTACCTCACGTACGAACTCAAGTATCTCTTCTTTAGGAATACCCAAACGCCCGCCTATCTCTCCAATCTTTAATAGGTCTATCTTAGATGTCCGGGTATCGAAATCACCAAATGCCCTGGTTAGTTCCTGTACCTCCTTAGTTGTCATACCAGTAGTTTTCTCCACAGCTGACATGGCATCGGCCATCTTATTGTTTATATCAATGACTTGTTGCATTGATAGTGCAACACCAGTTAGAGCACCTGCAAACGCTACTGCTAAGCCGGAGTAGTGGTTGAACTTATCGGCAAGTGCACTTATTGATAAAGAACTATTCTTTGACCCATTCTTCAACTCTCCAAGCCTGTTGCTTAATTTCCCTAATTCTTCCTGAGAAGCTTTATATCCTGCAGAGTTAGGATCCATGTGCTTCATAGTGAAATTAAGATCATTCATCCTCTTACGCAGTTGATCTACCGTAAGACTCATGATATCCATTGATTTAATCTCTAAATCAATCTCTTCTCTATTTTTTGCAATTTGCTTATTCAGGGAGTTGATCTCGGATTTAATCTTTGCAATTTCCTCCGGATTCTTTTTACGTTGGGAACTTAGTTCCTTCTCTTTATTCTTAAGATCAGATATCCTATTAGCTAATTGGTTATTAGCCCTCTCTAAGTCCAAAACCCTTTTTTGGGCTTCATCACCATTTACAACTATTTTGAGCTTCAGTATCTCATCACTGACAACCTTTGCCATTACTTTTTTGTGGCAAGTTGCATTCAGTTGCCTCGGTAAACAGCAAGGGCAAAATTTCGAGTAGGCAATGCAATTGTAAAATAGCTGTAAACCTCCTGTTTATGGTGTTTTAAGCTGTTTTTCATACTAAGGAAGCTCTTCGAATCAAAGCGGAAATTTCGTCAATTTTTGCCGAAACACCCTATTGGTGGGCGATTCAGCCATATTTCACGCATCGAGACCCCCTCGGCAACTGCAATAGTGATTCTCGGCGGCGTCGGGCGGAGTGTGACACACAAAAAAACTTTGAAAAAGTTTTTAGGGATTTCAAATTGATTTACAGCAACTTAATGTTTTTGAGTTTGTTTTTTTGTCTCAAAAATGTAAGGTTATGTCTTGAAAGTGAACTATTTAGAATCGTAATAAATAGCCTTTTACTTGTAAATAAATACCCTTTTACGGGTATTTTTCAATTATTTTTCGTATCTTTATAGTAGATAAATAATTAAAAATGAACACATTAACAACTAAAAAAGAAGAAGTGAAGACAGTAGCAACTTCTGTAGGCGTGGCAACCGTTGCCAAAAATGGAAAGACTGAAAATGCTAAAAATGACGTATTGCAGGGTAAAAAAGAAGTTTTAGACAAGATTTTTACACCAACAACAGCTGACGATCGACTAAAGAACCTTAATCTTTTTCAAAAATTAGCCGAAAAGCATAATTTTTTAAAGGATAAAGCGGACACTTTAAATGCCTATATGATAGGTAGAGACGGGATGAAAGAGAAATTAACTATTAAATCTGATTGCGGAATGGAGTTTCAAATTTCAAACTCGAATATCATTGAAGAAATATTGATTTTATGTACTTCCAAGCTTGATGAAATGATGGAAGAAAGCAACACACAAATTTTAACATTCAATATTTAAAAAATTAGCACTCCCATTGTGACGGGTGGGAGTGCTTTTAATTCACATCGTAAAAATTACTCTATGAACGCAACAGCAAATTTAAATAAATTATCCGATAAAGTTTACCAAGAACTAAAATTACAAGGCTATTCAAAGCTTTTTAACTGGGAAGATTACCATTTTTTCAAAAAACAGACGCAGGAAGAATTTAATAGGGTAGAAGCTATTGTACAGCTGTTCATTTTTTACTCATGTGATTTGTCAGACTTCGAAGATTACGATTTTTAAACAATTACTTTTTATGGAAATATCAGAAAAAAGAAAGGTTTTGATTAACCTTTCAGAACAGGCACGCACAATAAGAGAGGAGCAAGGTCTTGATTGTACAATTAACAGTATACTTTTATCAGAATTTTATCAGAATGCCGAGAACACCACTTTTAAGACGTTTTGGGACTGGAAAAAAGAAGGATATAAAATCATTAAAGGCAGTAAAGCATTTCTAATATGGGGAAAGAAGCGAGAAGCCCAGAAACAAAATGAAAACTCAGAAGAGCCAGAAGAGTATAAATTTTTCCCGATATGCTTTCTTTTTTCCAATGCACAGGTTGAACCCTCAAAAAACAAAAATAATGCTGACAAAGACCTACAACCCGCAGAAGTTTAACAAACTATTTTTTAATAAATTCGATTCTTACGGTTATGATTTCGCCCAATGTTTTGACGACTTTTTAACAATTACAATTTGTTGCTTTGCCAGAGGAACGGAAGAACCGCTATATCTGGAAACAGTAAAAAAGTATAAAAAATCAGATCTAAGCGATTTTGCGGAGATGCTCGGTCGAATGTGGGTAGAGTATTTATTGAATATTGAAAATAAAACATGGAGTGACCCACTGGGGGAACTTTACGAAGAGATTACAAGCAAACACAAAAGCCAAAGATTAGGACAGTTTTTCACTCCGATAGACATTTGCAATTTAATAGCCAGAATGACGATGAAAAAAGACGAATTCGGAGAGTTTATAAATGACCCATGTAGCGGATCGGGGCGCATGCTCTTGGCTTCAGAAAGCGTCTCAAAAGGCAATTATTGCATAGGGGCGGATATAGACCCCATTTGTGCAAAGATGTCCGCTTTAAACCTCGCTTTGCATGGTATAAAAGGGGAGATATGGCACGGAGATAGCTTAGCGAATAAGTATTATAAAGTTTATATCATAAACCACGATTATTGGAAAACAAAAGCACCGAGTATTTTTACAAAGTTTGTATAATAAAAAACAGCCGTAGCAATACGGCTATTTTTATGCTTGAAAAATTTTTCCGCTTCGCGGATATGTAGAATTTAATTTAAAGTTTTGTTGCTTTTAGCTGTAGATGAACTTAAATTAAATTTTCTTATAGTTGAGTATAGCTTCCATCTGTTCTTTATTTAATATTAGCTTCAAATTATTTTCCCTATTTTGAGAAAGTAGCTCACTTAAATAAAGCTCTCTTGGAATTTTATCTTTAATAATAGTTCTACCCTGAACTTTTAACGGAAATTTATTTTTAGTACTCATTTTTATTTACGCTTTAGAGTTGGAATTGATGTGAAGCCCCACAGAATAGAAAAAACCATTAATAATATAAATGCTGCAAAAGCAAATATAGGACTCATTATAATAACCCCAATGATTTCTCCTAAATGCACTCTTTCTTTTTTTCTATAACAATAAACATTATATGATATCCATAGAATGTTAAAAATTATTACCAAAATAGTGTTATAAAACTCAAAACTATTTTCAGGATTTAAACTAAACATATATTGTTTTTATAAAGTTAATGAAATTTTAATCTAAAACATCCGGAGCACTCCATTCTTGTTTATCAACATCTCGGAGTTTCTCGAGCCATTCTGGGCGACATAATAAATATTTTGCCCCATCGGACATGTTAGTGGAAAACATTGGTCGTTTTACCAGTGGAAGCTTCTCTGATGACTTATCTTTAAATACCTGACGGACACCCTTTGCATTAGATTTGATAATCTGTTTTGCTACCCCCATAGATGAGATGAGCTGTTTACATTGATATTTATCAATATGAAGCCTGGGCAGTCCAAAATAAGTTTGCTGTAACATCGCATTTACTAATTGAAATTCCGTTTGCTGTTCAATATTTCCCTGTCCTCTTGACTTTAATTCTACTTTCCAACCTGTAGGAATATTATTGCTATCCTTTTCTATGAATGTTTTTATTTCATTTGCCCAGTCTCTTTTTACTTTCTGATACTGATTTCCAGATCTATCATAATACATTACTAAAACCTTCTTTTTGTGTGGCTTGAAAAATTCTATGAAATCATCACATATTTCTCTGGAGCCTCCCTTATCTGCAGTTATAAAAATATTCTTCAGAAGATAATAATCTAATCGTCCTTTAGGCTGTCCAATCACAAACGATATCATATCCCCAAAATCAATTCCAATTTCTAAAGGCTTGTTTGGATCACAATATTTTAGAGCTGAAGAATCAACTTCTGCAGCATCGCCAAGACTAAATCTATAATGCCAGTCTTTAACTATACCGTCATCATAAATATGTTTGTCCGGATCCAGGGCAACATAAAATTTTTGTCCACTTTCTACTGTTGGCTTAAATGATAATACTGATGTATTAAAATCCTCCTCCCCTAAAGATGCTAGTGCTGTTTTAAAAAAATCTAAAGTAAGGAGATCCATATTCACAAAACTGGATGCTACATAAAAAAATGTAGAATTGAAGCGGAGACGTGTATGCAGAATTGCAAGTCTTTGAATTTCCTTCTCCAGTTTTTTTATCAATGTATTATTCCTTTTTCTGGATGCATTGATCAGATCTACACGCTTTTCATTCAGTTCCAAAGATATCTGCAGCAGATACATCATCTGCTCTTTATTCATGTCTTTTTCACGATCCATAATCCATTCATGCTCTCCAGGCATTAATAGATTTGGATGGTCAGTTGTAAATGTTACCCCCATATAGAATGGAGAATGCCCAAATAAGGTTGCATCTCCACGAAGAGCAGGAAATAATTTATCAATCCTTTTTTTCTCCAGGTACTTTGCTTCATCTCCAAACAAATGCTGATATGAGTTACCGGCTCCAGAACTCGGAGTATCCATTGAAATATAATTGAATAAATTACCTAGATGCGTAGATATTGTATGTTTATAGGTAGTTGGCGCTTTATATGGTAATTTAAAGTGGGATGGAGGTGGTTCATCAATAACATAATGAGCGCCCTCTCTCCATCCTTTCCGATTCCAACCTTCAATAAATGCTGGTACTACGTTCTTTAGTAAATTGGAATATGTATCACCCACAAAGGCAAGATATGAAGTAGGCATGTCATAACATACATCCATACTTCGTTCAGCCTGAAAATCGGTTGTTTTTGTTGTTGCACGACCAAGGACTAAAAATGCATTTTTTGGACGCATTAGATCCAGTATCATTTTAAGCCACGTCGTATAACGTAGCTCTACATCATCAAAATCAGTCTTTACGTGGATCTTCTGCTTCATTCTGGAATATCTTAATTGGAGTTATCATTGCTTCCTGTTTGATTCTATCTATAGCTTTAGGAGTAAGCTTTTTAGTATTTTCTTCAATCCACTCGATAGCTTCGGCTCTGTCAACTTTACCCTGCTCAAACATATCGAGATCCATTGTATATACTTTGAAAGGACGCTGATAGAAACTATCCGGAAGCTTCTCCGGATCTTCCTGATCCAAGCCTCTTATCTTGGCTGCCTTTTCTTTTATACGAGCAGCTTTCTCCATATCTGATGAATTCTTTGCCAGAGCAACAGCCAAATCATAATTTTTATCCAGTTCGTCTGCATAAAGATTACGCCAGGCTTTTTTAGATATTGATTCCTGAGTATAGAAGTATTCAATACTTTCTGCATAGAGTTCTGCAGCTTTTATTCTATTACCTTTCAGCTCAGGCTCGAAAGTCATTAAATGCTTTATTATCGTTTCTTTGTTACCATAAATATCCGGACGGAGCTTCATGGATCTTACTTTATCCAATAAGTTGACATAACGAATAAAATCTTCCGGCATACCAGAAGATTTACCGTTATCCATCCACTCATAAAGGTCTTGGATATTATACTCAAGGAGTTTCTTCGCCATAAATTATTCTTTTCTTTTCCCTTTCTATAAATTGTCGTTCCCGGATCTTCTCCAGTTGTTGATGAGCTGTTATATTTCCGTCTGCAGCATTTTGCGCCAACTTCATACCGGCTGCAGCATCAACCTTTAACATTCCGCGCTGATAATGATAATGTATAAGGCTGCTTAAATCATAAAAGTCCTGAAGGAATTCACTCTTTGGAACATCTAAATACATAGCAATCTGATCAGCAGAATAACCAGCTCCAGCCAGGTCCTCTAATTGCTCCAGTTCTTCATCGGAAAGTCTACAACGTACAGCCATTTCTACTTTTTTTCTTCTATAGATTCTAAAGTTTCCCAGGGATTTTCACCAGTAACATCCTTATAGAGATCTCGTAGTTCCTGAACTACTTCAGGAAGTATACTTTTCAATTGTGTTACATGAAAATCTGCAGGCATAGGAATTTCTAATGCTCCAGTAAGATTATTAACTCTATCAGCGATATCGCCCAATGTTTCTTTTTGCTCTTCATTCATGATGTTAAATGTGTATTTTAGGTAGATAACGAATCCTTTCCATTTCTTCTCTGGCATCTACCAGTTCTGTAAAAGGTCTTCTGAAACCAAATGTTCCAATAGGATTTCTAAGATGTGTACATGTTATTTCATAGCGCCATACTTCTGATATGTTAAGAATAAAACCAAACAATGTTTTTTTCTTAATATACTTGCGCTGAATATAGAAACCTTCTTCTGTTTCTTCTATTCGCATTTCATTGGTTCTAATTTCTTTTATTTTCAAAAAACTCATAATTCAAAAATTGTTTTCCGAAAGTTGTAAACTTCATCATGATTTGTAAATGTGTATTGCTCCAGCTGTGCATTTTCACTCCAGTTCCCAGAACCTTCCAGTACAAGATGAAACTCTCCAGCTTTGATTAGGCAAACTTTACTATGATTCCAGTAATATTTCACCGTAAAATTGGGGTTGTGCTTTGCAACACCTTCCAAAACATCAATTGTCAGCGGATTTCTCTTAATCATTGAATCTGAAATCAGTAATGTAACGCTGCCAACCTGTCCGGCTTGTTGCATCTGCTGAATAGATTCTATCACTCTTCTGGAGATAGAATAGGTACTGGCAAAAAGCTCTTCAATAAAATAATGTTTTGCTAGCCAGGGAATGAATGTGAAGGCATTAAAAGCCTTCTCTGTATGCAAGAAGAAAGTTTCTCCGTATTGTGGAATCCGGACAAGATCCTCTACATGTTTAATCTTCTCCATGTGATTATTGAGATAAGCAGAGAAGGATCCGTCTTGAGCTTTTTTCTTCTCTGCTTTACTAACAATATCAGTCAGGTTAAAAAATTTATTTTTTGGCCTGGAGTCTTGCATTAAGTTCTGCTTTTTCTTTTTCGAGAGCTTTTATTTCTTCAGATAATGAATTCTTTAAATCCTTATCTGTAGTCTTTCCTAATTTTGTTTTTTTCTTAGAAATATTAGAAGCAATATTTCCTATTTTTCGTGAAAGATCTGCTGAAGTAAGTGCATCCAGCTCACGCTGCTTTTTCAGATCTGCAAAAATTTCATGTTCTCCAAGGATCTCTTTGTTTTCAGCATAGTATTCCAACTCAGCATGAATTTCCCTGTTCAATTCAAAATCAGAGAGAAGCTTTGCTGCAATTGCGTAAATTTCTTCATTTGTTAATTCAGTATTCTCAGGCAACACAACTTCATTGAAAAGATCTGTATGAGCTTCTTTAAAGTTGTGAAAGGCAGTTATAGCATCTGCTGTCAATATTTTGAATTCATTAGGACAATCTTCTTCCCTTAGGAAAGGGTAGCGATCATATATTTTGAATCCGGTTTTTTCTGTTTCATTCATGTCCTGCAGGACATTAGTGAATAGATCTTTATTAGCGGCCATAAACAGAGCCTGATCAAATCCTCCGGCTACAATTACATTTGTTTCCTCAGGTATCTCAATTACATGCTTTCTGATATCGGCATCAGAGATTCCATATATTTTCTTCAGATCGTATTCCAAAGACTCCAAAGATTGTGGAGTATATCCCCTGGCATTATAATTCCTTTGAAGCATTGAAGATGCTTCAGGAGTTCTCATTAATAACCCCATTCCATCGTTAAAACGATCTACTGGCTTAGGGTATTCTTTTTTAAGAAAATCTAAAACTGCTATTTTCATTATTTAAAATTTTCTGGAAAGATACCCGATGGCAATTGCCAGAACAGCAAGGCGAAATAAAAAGCCTGTACTATATGTACAGGCTCATTGATAAATAATTAAGCGGGATCGAAGACGCTCTCATCATAAGCTGTAGTTATATGCTCATCTTCATCTACAAGGATCATTAATTCTCCTTTCTTCAGCCACAGTGCTCCGGCATCGACTTCTATCCCTTCATAAGAACTAATGTCTATTTTGTTTCGATAGTACATCTTGATTTAGTTTTACAATTGATTGAATTTTCGGCATCACAATTCCGGAAGATTTTCCGTAATGTGCTGTGAATTTGGGAACGCTTTTCGCGTTCGTCCTGATCTAGCTCTGAGTGTACATTTGCAGTTTCAAAAATCCTGAAAAGGCTTTCTTCAATCTCAGAAGGAGGGTACATCATCATTAATGTCTCCATTTGAATACCAATAACACATTGATTCTGTTTCGTGTCCATAATTACATTTTTTAATGGTTAGAACCATAGAAATTACGTACAAGCTTAATGTATGCTAGTTGGAAATTTCGCTGTATAGCAGAATATTCTGTACCGTCCTGAGAAACAACGGATAATCTTATATCTCCTTTTTTAAGGACTTTATAGCGGTAATGCTTGAAATTATTTTTTTTGAAAAAACTGCAAGGGCTTTCCAGTTTAGTAGGTTTTGCATCGAATGCCTTTGCTATTCCTGAGATATTCACATATGAATAATCTCCTAAATTGATTGTTTGTCGCATAACAATATATTTAAAAGTTAGTATCAAAAATGAAGCTCCCGATAAGGGGCTGCGACAATATCATAAGAATGATACAGACCCGAAGGTCTCCCCAAATCGAGAGCAAATTATTTAGAATTAACTCTGTCGTATATGTTATAAGGATATTTCCTTATGATATTGTCGCTTCACAAAATTACATAAAAAAATAAATCCTCCAAATATTTGGAGGATTTATTTTATTCTTGTTTTTTCAGAGCATCGGATAATCGATGAAATTCATCTAATTTATCTTCGTCTATCCACATAGAACTCGTTATGTTAATTACTTTACTTGTTCCATCCATGTAGATTATGTTTGCGGATACAAGCTTTAATCTTTCTACAATATCCGTTAACCATATAGTATCCCATGACCATTTTCCTGTTTCTAAATATTCTACAGGTCCAATGCCCTTTCTTGATAAGTTATATGCACCAGCTCTGGAAACCTTATCACCTACAGCATTTATGCCATAAAAATTAAAGGTTATGTATTTGATTGTTTTTTTGGAGAAGTTAATTATTTCAAAATCAGCACCAGTCATTGAATAATTTTCTGTAGGCCTTGCATTGACTATTGCAATTGAATATTTTTTAAATCCTTTTATATAATCAAAAAGATTATCTCTATCAGATTCCATTATTAAGGTTGAATTGTAAGATGCAAAATTTAAATTCTTCTGAAACTGATCTTGTTGAAGATTTTGAATTGCTGAACTTAACCCAGAAAGATCATTCGAAATTATTCCATTAATAGAAAATCTTGTATTATCTGATTTCCCCACTGGTATATATACAAGATTTTTCCCGAAAAAGCCTCGAATAAAATATTTATCATTACATGGGACTACATCATAAAAAAAAAGTGTACTTCTTTCATTATTTTGAGGTATAAATTTAGCTTTATCACCTATACAATTTTTAGAATCATAACTCTCATAAAATAAAGCATCTTGCTTTACTAATGTAAATAATGTTATTGAGTCACTTTCCAATTCTTTTTTGAAATCCTGAGAATAGTTAAGAACGCACAATAATATTGTGCTAAAAAGTAGTATTTTCTTCATACACATAAATTTTATTTAAATGTATGAAAATTACTATTAATCCTTATAAAGCCTTTCTAAACTATTATAATACCGGAATAAATTAAAAATATCTAAAGCAGAAAAATATATAGATATTGATAATGAGAACAATTTTTCAACTGCTTTATTGCAATATTCAATAGGAATTCCTGCTTTTAAACATTCTATAAATACAGACTGTTTATAAGTGGGAATGTTTGATAAAGAATCCTTTACCTTATTAAAATTTTCAGGAGTAGTTAACATCATTACTGATGCTTCAAATTCCTCATATCTCCTTAGCTTATCCAATTCTTCTATTGAAATAGATAATTGCCGAGCTAAACTTTCTTTCAATTCTTTAACACTACTCATCATTCAATGCTTTATAAAAATTATCTTGAGCTTTCTGCAGCGCGGGAAATATCTTATTGAAAACTTTCTCCGTTACTGGTGTTTCATTATTGGTAACATATCTTCGGAAGTTTCTTGGATCCATTTCTATTTCACGGGCAATAACAGATTTGTCTAGGAAAGGACATTTTTCGAATAATGAAACTAATTTTGCTTTATAATCCATACGTAAATATACAAAATAAATACACGGATTAGGGTATTTATTTTATAAAAGTCCTTCATTTTTCGCCAGCTGTCTGAAGCTGTTTTTTACTTCATCTGTAAAACCAAAGGATAACGTCCGGATAATTATTTTTTTGTGCCTGAAAATAGGTTTATTGTGGATCGGAAAGTTTTTCTTTTTCTTTTTCCCTGGAGGAATTTTTTTATTGCCTCTTGTATATCCTTTACTTCTTCTGGTCTTCATATCTACAAAACGAGTTGCAGCAACTGTATCGTAAGTAAGAGTATTGTCATTAATAGCCATTTTATTCCGGGACCATTTAGCAGAAGTAAAGCCTTTCATCTGCTTTTTAGAATCCTTCAGGATCTCATCACCCTGTTCATTTAAAACATGGGTAATAAATCTTCCTTCTATTATCCCGGTTTCACGATCACGTCTGTCTAAAAGCGGCATATCTAAGCAATTTCAAAGTCTATTGAATAACCATTACATTCAGCTTTATGCCTAACCGGATCTATATTGATTGAATTTACATCAATGTTATATAGATATGGAAGACATTCTTCAGAAGCTTTCCGGAGTATTATCCCCTTAATCTTTTCTATAGCCTGATATGTTTTTTCAAAAACCTCCCAGAACTGATCTGGAGTAAGCTCTGAATAACTTGTTTTCTCCAGTATTAAAAACTGGCATGCAGTATTCTGTTTTACATTGTCTGCAGAAGTTCCTTCACTTCCATAGCTGGGTAATACTCCGACCAGAAATATATTATCATCTTTGCTTTTACTCTCAAGAGTATTTCCTAAGTGAGTATCATCGATAACTCCCCAGGCTGAATTGATCTCCGTAACTTCAGCTTTCATTTCAGCTAAAAGCTCTCTTAACTCGTTTGGACTCATGCTTTATTTTTATTAGCGTTTTCGCGATCAATTTCATCAATCCCTTTTTTCTTCAGGTCATATAGCCTGAGCAGAACCGGCCACATTAATGTTTTGCGGACAGCTTCATAAGAACCAAATACTCCAGATTCTGCCAGATCCTGAGCAGTGGATATCCACCCCAATCCTGGAAGACTACTTTTAAGTTTGTCCTTTGAAATATCTTTGTATATAATACTCAGGTCAATTTCTTCACCATAGATTACAACGCTCCCGCTTTTTAAGTACTTATTCATTGCAGAAAACATCAGATAAAACCCATATAAATGGCGGACATCCAATGTCCGAAATATACCTTTTGCCCGTTTTCTGGAAACTTCCTTATCATATTCTTCACCTTTTGGAAGGTAGAATATAGCAAACAGATTTCGCAGATCCTTTAGATCTCCGGAAGTTGTATAGCTGATAAAATATTCCATTCCATCAAAATATTGCCCAGCTGTAACATTCTCAAAAGCATCATCAGGCCCATAAAATTTTCCGAATAACTTTATCTCCGGAGCATGATTTTTAATGAAGTTTTGCTTTATAGAAGTCACTTCTTCACCCTTATCATTAATCGTTTGCTCAAAGAACCTGTCTATATATTCGGAGAGCTGATAAACATTAGCCCATTTCCTTTCATCAGCTTCCGGCATAAAGCCTGGCGTTTTATACTCTTTATGATCCCACCTCATTCCAAGCAGAGCATAAACTGCCAGAACCCTGAAGCTTTCATACGTTACAATTCCAGTACTAAGCCATAGCAGTAACTTACTCATGTCTAAGAATTGTTTTTCATCACATTCTGCAAGCTCCTCAGGGAGATATAGGAATTTATTTTTATCAGGTATTTCTATTGATATCATACGTCTACAAATCCATCGTTTTTATTAAATCCAAAATCAGAAAACATACTTTCGGTAGGATCTACCGGAGTTTGTTTTTTCTTAGAAATCTCTTTTTCCAGAGCTTTCAGATCTCTGTCCAGGTCATTGTTAAAACTAATAGCCAAACCTTGACGCTGTACACCATCTGCAGACTTTTTAGAATAGCCTTTACTTCCTTCGCTTTCATTCTGCAAAACTCCTTTTGGAAAAAGCTGCAGATTGAGTTTATTGATTCCCCATGACATAGCATAATTTACAATACACTTTTGCACCAGGAATGCCAGATCTGATTTTGGATCCGTTTTTATTTCTTCAAGAATATCTTTGCCGGCTCTTGGTAAGATCTCCAATTTTTCTGCCTCTCTGAGTGCAGGAATTAATTTTAAATAGAGTAGATGTGAGCCTTCGATATTGAAGTGAGCTTCGAAAAGATTTAATGAATTAACAATTAAATCTTTATAATCATACTTCAGAAGGTTGATTTCCTTATTATCCTTGATCATAAATTTCAGGAGTCTGTCCAGGATTCGATAATAAGTTTGCTCCAGAGAATTATCATGCTTTTCTATTTGCCATTGGAAAGCTGAAACACTATTATCATCCCGGCGCATAGTCCGTCCATTATTTCCAATAGTCAGATCACCTGCAGGTAAATAGATAATTAAAGCCTTCATTAAAATTGCAGTTTTGACAAGCTGTTTAAAAGGATCTTCAGGTACTGCACTTACAGCTGCAGTATAATTATCATCACCTATAAGTTCTATCATTTCTTCTGAAGATAATTCTATAGCAGGCTTTAACCGTTTAAAGCTGACATCAGAATCAACAATTCCCACAGCATCTTTAAACTCTTCAGAGAAATTTTCTTTAGTTACAATTAACTCCATATCCAGTGGTATAGTTTTCCGGCTAATTTATATACTCCATAAGCATATATAGCCAGGTTTATCATTACAAAAACAAATGCAAAAATATTACAGCCTTTAGGCGATTTATTATCTTCCATTGCGTGGTACAGTTAAGTTTCTATCTTCTTTATTCATATCTTCCTGACGCTTTGCCGGATTACGGTAGAAGCCCATTTTTATTTTCTTCTTATGAGGAAAGTTTATTTTTATAGCAGCATTCATCGCTTCCATAATAATCATCTCCGGAATGTCTACCCCAATCTGTTGGAAATTATTAAGAGCATAATACTGTTCTGATCCGGATCCGGAACGACCTTCTTCCGTTACGTTCCCAATTGCTGAGTGAACACCTACACCTACAGCTGCAGACTTATTAGCAAAATTTCCGATATCAATCTGACTTTGTACAGTATCTCTCATCTTTTGCTCAATTGGGGTAATAGTCCATCCCATTTTTTCCAACCCTCCACCAACTTCAGCCAGAACTTCTTCAGAATGCCAAAACTTTCCGGCATTTTCTAACCCAGAAAGAACAGTTTTAATTTCGCGGAGCAATTCCCGCTTATATCTTTTCAGCATTGATTCCTTATAATCAATATCTTTTTCCTCACATTCTTTTTTCAGATCATCTCTTTTTTGGTCCCAGAAAGCTTTTGGTGAAGTAATGTGGTATTTTATATTGACAGAATTTTTTGTCAAAGCCTCAATGAATTTTTGAACATTCGTAGACTGTACAATCCACGGAAGCGCTCCTAAAATTTGTGGAATTGCAAAAAAATCGGAACAGAATGTATACAGGTGAGAATACATAATGCTTTGACCGCTTTTAAAAGCATTGAACTTATCAAATAATGGATATACATCATAATTCAACGGATCATTATCCCTGTGAAGTATGATATGAGTAGGAATATATTGCTTTCCTACAACCATAGGTTTATAAGGAACAACATGTTCCAGGTAGGCAATCTCATTTTTAGATCCTATACGCCAACCTTTTTTATTGATAAACTTTGTGTAAAATGATTCAATGTGTGTAAAATCTACGGTACATTTTAGTATATAATCTTCCCAGTCCCATGTATCTAACCAGGCTTCAATTTCGGGATCTTCAATATAGTTCCGGGTTAATTCCCCATTGATAATACTTTCAGTATATAACTTAGGCCCTTGTCCCCAGAATAAGCCTGATTTTTTATTGAGAATACCAGGAGCAATGGAATTCGCATATACAATATTCCGGATCATCAAAGGTAGGCTATTGTTTTCTCCATAAGGAAAAACATTCCAATCTCCATACCTGGAGACTACAGGCTTTCTGGAGAATATATCAACCGGACTCCAGGCAGCTTCAGGATTTTTTTGTCGAGGATCTATAACCTCGAATGAGAATGCCAGATTCTCATCTCCGACAATAGCATCACTTCCTAATTCTATCATGGGTAATCTTTAAATCGTTAACAGTCATTAATAATGGCAGCCAAAATTGTTTATTAGGTTCTTTATTGTCAAGATCAGAATAAGCAATTAAGTTTTTGGCATGCTTACTTTTTTTGGAAGGTAGCCCTGCAGTGAGTCCACAGTTTTTTACAGTGACTAATCCTCCGGAGGTCCGTCTGGTTCTGTCACAGCTTATGAATGAAATACTGAAGGGGAAATTCTGTTTGGATAATTTCCGCATCAGCTCCAATGCATCATAAATATTTATTTCCTTCATATCGCAAACTTACCCTGTGCAACGACTGAAAATAGCAAGGCGAAATAAAAAGCGCTACCGAACCGGCAGCGCTTCCAAATCTAAAAAAAACATGAATTATAAAGCTATTTCCGAGAGAGTTCGACAAGATAAGTCTTATCTGCTACAACAACTCTGAAATGGATAGAAGCCCCCTCAAGCGCTGCCCAATCAGTACCATTTTTCAGAAGTACACCAACAGCACCTGTAGTTCCGTTCTTAAGCAATAGTGGAGTAGATCCACCACCTCCTAGCAATGTAACCATTGTTCCGTTCTCATAGTCTGAAGAAGTAAAACTAATGTTAGCAGCTGCTGTAGAAGGAGCTAATTGATATTGTAATCCTTTGGATTTATCCAGGGCAAATGCAGGACCAGCTGGCGTGAAAGGTAAAGCAAATGAAATATCCCCTTCATAGAACATTACTCTGTCATCATTAAGCTGTTCCTGCTCGAAAGTTAATGTATTAACATTACCGTCTTTATCATCTTTCCCTGCAGGAGATAATTTCATTGAGTGACATTGCGAACCCATTACCTTCCACTCATCAGTTCCACAACCTCCATAAAAAATGATAAAACCCTCATTAGCATATTTCTTTAGGAAAGCCATGATTTCTCTGCTTGTCCCTGGATGTTCTCCAACAAATTTATTTTTGGATCCCATCCCATCAGGATTACCTCCGGCTTCATAGGTTGCAGCCTGTGTGGAAGAAGTCATATACAATTGCCCAAATGTTGCACCAGGAACAAATACGAAATTTCCTTCATAGGCTACACCATCTGCAGAAATTTCAGGCCATTGTAAAATATCTTTTGTTTGAGCAAGTATTACATTTCCACGTTTTGGAGTTGGTAATCCTGCATTACTTGAACTTTTTTGTACGTTAAATTTCATAGTATGAATTATTAAAAAGCCCGCCGAAACGGGCTATGTGTTAAACAATTATCCTCTTGCTAATTCGATCCATTGACCTTCGATAAAGATCAGATCCATATATTTAGCATTCGTATCCAGTACGTATTGAGAATTCACTTTGATTTTTCCAGAGACAGGATCAATGGTTAATGCATGAGCTGCATCTTCACCACCATGAATTCTCACAGTATTACCTTCAGACCCTCCTTTGATCTCCGCCAAAGTAGCCGCTGTTCCTGTGAATACGAATTCAGTTCCTTTCTCGTAATCCAGTACTGTATCATTGAATTCAATAGCAGAAGATTCAACTTCCGGAGCATCCGTTCTGGACACCTCAGTATATGTGCCATCTGCATTTTTAATCAAAGTCAGAATTCCTCCGTTCTTCAAATTAAAATCTGCAGTCAGTTTTAGATCCGAATTCTTTTTCACTTTTACTTCAGTAGCCAAAGAAACATCCCCTTTGATGAACAATGCTTTTCCTACATCTCCAGTAATTTTGGTGATATCAGTAGTGAATTCTTCAGCAAGTTTCACACGGTTGTGTCTTACTTCCACAATACCGGTCCCTTTATCATACACACTTACATAGAAATCTTTTTTAAACAATGGAGTATTGTTTGACCAAACAATCTGCTTCAGATATCTTTGTGGATCATCTGGCTGAGTTTCTAAACCAATATGATTAAGACCTATACCTTGTCTGTAATCTGCAAATGCGTATAGGTTTCTTAAGAACTTTTCGAAGGTTAACATTGACTTTTCTTCCTGCTTGAATTCAAGAGGCTTAATATTATCCAAAGTAGTAATAAACATTACATCAGTACCTTCGAACTGTTGAACAGTTACAAACTGAATATTAGGATAATCTCTTGGTGTTTTTGGATATCCATCATAATTGTTATTCTGTCCACGGATAATTTCATCACGCTTTTTATAGGCTCTTGCCCAGTAAGGAGATAAAACAAATTGAAGTGGTTTATTTCTAATATCTGGATCCAATAATTGAATCATTCCATCAATATAATCGCAGATATTAGCTTCAGTAGGTAGACCAATATTCCAGGTTCTGTATTTTTTATCCCTATTGTCAAATAGAATTTTCAGAACACCGTCATTTCTTAACAAGTAAGAAACAGGATGTTTATATCCTTCAGGAGTTTCTACATAAACACCTCTGATTAATACATCAGCATCCTCAGATCTAGCTTGCATTAAATAGAATGTGATCAAGTACTGAATAAAGGTCATCTTATATGCCTGAGTTCCCTCGCGGTTGAATGAATTAATCCAGTTAGTTTCAATCATAACTAATTTATTATGATCAAACTGTAGATCAATTTGAGCTGGGCGTACACGCATTTCTTCAGGAGTAATATGTGCAGAACCTTTTGGCATCCATGAATCTTTTCTTGGTTGTGTAACCTCAGTTACCGTAATACTCGCAGTTGTTATTCTATCAATAACACCATAAACAGTATGAGATTTCCACAGCTCAGGAAGATTGAAATACTTACTGAAGATATCATCAATAGTCGTTGGATTTTGGCGGAAGAAATCTTCCAAATCTCCATTTAATCTATCAACAACTATACTTTGTGTAAAGTCAGTTGCTGAAGCTTTAAGACCACCAACAGCTCTTGTATTCCAAGGTCTATCCATAGCCCATAAAGAACCTTCGTAACCCATTAGCTGATTTCCAACAGCACGAACTGCTGTTATTACCTGATCTGCTTGTCCTCTGAACTGAGCAAGATTAGATACAGCTTGACCTGGAGCAGGAGTAGTTACTGGAGTTGTGTCTGGCTGATCAGATAAAGTAGCTACTTGGGTTCTCAGCGTAGCATTCTCTTGATTAGTAGTAGCCAGAGTACTTTGTAACTCAGTTACTATTTGTGCATTTGCTTCAGCTTGAGTGTTTGCCAAAGCTAAACTTTGTTGAGCTGCCTGAAGCTGAGTTCTGGCATCTGCAACTCCGGCAAGCTCACTAGTAACCTGTTCGATTAAAGTAGCCATTTCTTCTGCACCTAATAAATTTTCCAAAGAAGTTTTTTGCTCTTCAGATAAATCCGGTTTTCCGTCCTTTGTGTTTAAATCTTTTAGCCCTAAAAGATTTTTCAACATTGTTGTAAACTTATTCATTTTATATTATTTTTTAATATTCTTGAGTTCTGATTTTGTGAGTACGATATTATAAGCATCCTGGATGTTACCTATTGAGTCAGCCAAGCCCACTTTTATAGCATCTTCTGCATAGTAAGTTTTACCACATATAGCATCTTCTTTCGCTTTAGGTCTAGCCTTCTTTACTATGTTTTGAAAATGAGTAGCTAAAGGAACCAGCTCAGCTTCAAGCTTTGAATAATCTCCATTTAGAACATCGATAAATTCTTGGTTTTTATCTTTGGATTGTGGAGGCCTTATAACAACTATTTCCTGCTCCGGCTTTACGAATAAAACCTGAACACCTATGCTTCCTACTTTAGCAGTCATTGTATTATTCATCATAATATGTGATTCAAATACTGCAGCAACGGCATAATGAAGAGAGCATGCATAATCAATCAGAGAAACTCTTGGTTTCTTTATAAGAGGTGCTAATTCTTCAAACAATGGTAAAGCATCTGCATTTCCTCCAGGACCGTCAAGCTTTAGGATGATACCTCTGATCTCTGGATCATTTTCTGCTTTCAGTATCTCTGAAATATAATACTCGGCTCCATAAGAACATTCTGTATTATATTTTGTCATTTCGCCAATCATAGAGATAACGGCAACTTTATCTTTCACAATCGCATTTCCAGTAGTATCATAAGCTGTTTTACCAATAGTCCTGTAAGCTTCAGGTTTTGGAGCACCTTTGAAATTACCAGCTAGAATAGCCCCAGCGAGTTTTTGGTATAGACTTGGATCCGGAACATCCAGAAGCCAAGTACCTCTCATAATTTCTGATAATAGATGTTTCATATTGCGAAGATGGCAGGATATGCCAGGGAAAACAGCAAGGCGAAAAAAAGAAAAAGTGTAAAAAATAAGAGGTCTCCGACACTAATGTCGGAGACCTCAGGAAAAGATAAAATAAAAAACCGGACAGTGTACGTTTGCCCGGTTCATTATGATCCAATTAATATTAATGCTAATAGGGTTTTCCAGCTCCCTATTATTTCTATGACAAATATAGAATGTATATTTTTTAATGTTTTACGGATTCCCGTAAGGTGATTAAAAACTTTTTTATAAGTAAAAAAAAGCCCCGATTAAAAATCAGGGCCCACCAAATCACATTCACTTAAAGTGAATCTTTCTTCCTGGACAAAATTAAAAAGTAAATAATTTTCATGATTACGGATTCCCGTATTTTTTATTATAAATATAGCTTCACCTTTACATCAAAATTAATTGTATGACGAAATCACAGGAGGTTCAATTATTTGAAGATGAACCTAAGAAAGTAATTCAAGAGGTTACATTGGATACGGAGGATAGTTGGATGTCTATCCAACATAATGAAAAGGAAATATGCCTGAGTAAAGAGAACTGGTTAAAGCTCGTAGATCTTGCACAACAGGTTATCCAAGCAACTGAAAAAGAAAATTAAAAAGAAAGCCCCGAATCAAAATCGGGGCTTTCAAGTGGATTTAAGGTAAACAAATTACCTGTACCAATATACAAAATATTGAAGACTTTACTTCATGTCGTCATACTTTTTTAAAATTTTAGCAACACCTTTTAAAAGCTCTTCTTTCTTCGCCTGGTATTGTTGCATATCCAGGACTGAAGTAATGAAACATATTTCCCATAACACGGAGCAACCAGCTCCAAGATTAAGTATTCCTAATCTGGAGTGCTGAGAATTACCTTCAGATTTCACCCCTCTGTTTTTAATACCCAGAGTTTTTGATGTAAAATCACAAACTTCAGATGCCATTCTGAAACTCATAGAATTTTTATCTGAAAAATCATGAGTATTCACATAGCATTCTGTACCGCCTGCAGTTGGAGAACCGGCATTGAAATGAATATCAAATACTACAGATCCGGAGCCAGGTTTAATCCTTCTCTGATACTGTGAATTGGTTTCCCAATCCTTATCCATGATCAGATCTTCAGCATTAGAATTTACAGCGATTATATTTCTCGCTTCTTTTGTTAGTTCATTTTCCTTATAACCATTAGATACAGCTCCCGAATCAGCATTGTGATGTCCAGCTGAAGGGAAAATTTTTAAAGGTGAATAAATCATAATTAAAATTTTAAAAAATTGTACGAAATTCCTATTCCGAATGCCGGATAAAATTGATTAGCTGCAGGAGCATAATAATATCCCAATTGAGCACCTAAACCCCAAGGCTTATTTTTTATATCAATTTGTTTTTTGAAATGCTCTACACCATTAATTTTTAAATTCTTATCCGGACTGGAGATACCAATGAAAGATTTCTCTTTTCCAAGCCACCATTTTCTCTCGTTATAGTTGACGATATCTACAATAGCATTATACCTGTAATCGACGGTACTGTCAGCTTCATTAGAAACTATTTGTATATACTTGTTTTCGTAATATATTCGGGCTTTTTTATTAACATCAACCTCTATTCTGGCAGCTTTTAATTTACCCTCCAGAACCATGTTTGCCCTGGTTAGTTCATTAATCTGTTCCTTCTGAATATTGTAGGCTGGCGCTAGCGTATCCTGTACATAAGTCATATACTTGTTAGATACATAATTATTAATGATTTCTCCTTTTTTTTCTTCGAACTTTCCAATAGTAGTACTATCTTTTTTATTGATATACTTTGTCAATATGATAGTATCTCTTTTAGGCTGAAGAGCTTCCTTTGCTATTCTCTCATTCTTATCTAGGGTAAACCAACCCTTGAATAAATTGGCGACCAGTATAATAACTGATATCCCCAATATTGCAATCAAAAAATTCTTTTTCATTTTATTTCGATTTTAAAAGTGTCTTTGCATCTTTGGTTTGTTCCCGGACCAGGCTGTCAGCTACATTAACTTCCAATTTCCTTATAGCTAGAGCATCCTGCCAAACCCTGAACTCTTCAACACAGTCTCTGTTTCTTAATTCATTAATTTGATTTTCGAGCTTTATTTTGTCAGCTTTTAATTCTGCGATCTCATTATCTTGTTTCCAGATATATGCAGCAAGAAGCCCTAAAACAATTACGTAATAGGTATTTCTGTCTTTCAATAATTTTACGAGCACAGGAATTGTTTTAATAGCTTCTTGCGGATTCATTATAATAATTGGATTTATTTATTCCCAAGGAATGGTATTTAATCTTTAATTCTTTATATACCCAAATCTTATATCTAGGTACTTTATACGGCGATCCATGTAGTTGTAAAGCAGTTGTATTGTGTTGTCTCGCATTTTATTCCACTTAGTAACATCTTTCTCATAATTACTTCGTTCAAATTTTAGGGTCAAATTTCTGGTTACATCATAGAAATTATCCAGTGAGAAAACTCCACAGCTTCTTAGATATGCGTATCTGTTAAGTATTTCCTGTCTATACTCTGTACCTACCTTATCACGCCAAAAAATAATCGTATTATCCGGGACATTCACCGCGGTATCCCATACCGAAGCTTCAGGGTTGGCACTTGGATTTCCAAATACATCAGCAGCCCAGCTATCCCAATCATAAGGAGTAAATAATACTTTATCAAAGCTTGTATAGGACATGATATGAGTATTTCGACTAACGCAATCTATCAGCTGAAAGAACTCTAAAGCCAAATAGAAATCAACAACGTTTGGGCTCCAAAGCATTTGCCGAGCTGCTGCACTAAACTCCGTTCCGGTTTTAGCCGCCATTGTTGCAAACTTCTGAATGTTAGCATTTGTCAAAGCTGTCACCGTTTTAGGTACTCTCACTTCGATATTATTCATCTGGTGAAAATCAACCGCATTTGCTAATTCAATTTGGATATGAGTTTGGTCATCTTTCAGGAGATCATAATTATCATTATCCTTTCCGATATTAAATGTCCCTATACCATAGAAGACTCCGTTAATGGTTAATATTGCCGGGTAACCTTCAACATGGCCTAAAGCTCCCGTTTCCATATTCTCTGGATGCTGTTTTCCAACTAACGCAAAATCAGTTTCACGCTTCGGAAAACCTGACCTAGTTTGAATCATTTGCTCCCATATTCTTAATGCCCCAATATTACGAACATGAGTAGGATCAATATAATTGACCTTTAGCACGTATTTACTATATGGTATAAGGTTCGCCAGCCTTATTTTCTTAGACGTTGTAAACCCGGCATCACTGTAAAGTGATATTGTCCAGTTCTTTTCTGGATAGGCGGCAGAAGAGGATCCTTGTACCTCATACGTCATAAATAGATCATACTTAACATTATCTATTTCAAGAGTTCCGGAACCTTTCATCAGCGTTCCTTTAGCCTCCGGAATTGGATCGGTTGTAGTAAGTGCTATTTTAATTAACTGCTTTGGGTTATTCTCAGTTATGTTTGGTATAAACTTTCCTACACCGCCTCCGGAGCCTCCGGTAATGTCTTTTGGCGTTGCGTATATCTTGCCTTCATTAATGGTAATATAAGGCATTGCAGATGAGTAGAATGAATTAAAGCCGATATAACAATCTTCATTCGTTACATATCCGACTGTTCCCATTCCTACGAAATTACCCCGTACAACTGTTTTAAGCGTTACACCGTCAGCATTATACACCCGGATAAGAACGTTAACCTGTTCGCCGTTAGGGTCTGGATCATACTTTTCAGTGCCTAGATAGGCCGATATAGACGATCCTTTGGGTACAAATATCAAATTGGAGTATCGCCAATCCGGAACGCTTGGATTAATACCTTGACCATCGTTATAGCCAACATTTCGAAGAAACGAAACACTATAACTAGATGTTTTATTATTATCTAATAATTGCTTTACAGATTTATATGAAGCAACATTATTAACACTGCTTATGTTATCAATGTCATTAGGAGTTAAAAAATAACTTGACATCATTTTTACATCAGCTACCGGAATTCCTTCAGCTAATCCAGACTGAAACACAGCGTAACACTCAGCATTTGCAGTATATGTAAATAGTTTTCTGATAGGTTCACTATCTACACTGATAGGAGAAGGCACAGATTTAACTGTCTTTTTATCTAATTCAAAGATTAAAATTCCTTGAATATCTGATAAACATTCTATCTGGTCACCAGCTTTTAATTTGAATAAATCAGTAAATCTCAGATGTGGTAAATAACCACTCAATTGACCTTCTGGAGTAAAATATCCAATCCCTTTAAATATTGATTTATTCAATACTGAAAGAGTGCTATTATCTTTTAATTTCTTAAATTCTGAATATCCTGCTACAGCATTACTGGATCGGTCATTGTTAATATCTAAATTGGTAATAACGAAAGAACCAATTTCAGCACCGCCTATTGGTGTTCCTCCACTTCTTAGCGTACAAACAGCGACTAAACAATCTCCTGTAGCGGTATAGCTATATTCATTAATATTGCTATTATCTTTAAAGAACATAGATTGTGAAGGCTGAAAAATACCATCTAAGCTCCAAACTCCCAGTGCTATATTTCCAATGTATTCTCCGACTAATTTGGCAGAAATTTTTTCTCCTTTCCTCAATATTACCTTATCAGAACCTATGTAAGCGTCAAATCCACCAAACCCTCCATCAGCTCTAATATATCTTGAAATTGCGTATATATCTACTGGAGTTGTATACTTACTTCCGACAACTTCATTCCATTTATCAGATACACCAGGAACATCACCTTTAGTAATAGAATTAGATTCCCAAATACGTCCTGAAAAAGTAACTTGCTTATCATTACTATATTGTGTATCCTTATCCCACTTTGGAGTTTTTGGATCTTTCTTTTTACTTAATTCCTTTTTTGCTATTCCATTGGTAACAGATAAAGTAATTTCATTTTCTTCAAACTCCTTCGGAGTAATCGTTATCGGGGCATTATTTCCATTACTATCTTTTTCAAGAAAGTTTGGATAAGTACCAGGCATGGCAATTTTCCAACGTTCATATTTTGTTGAATCCGGCACTGTATTTATTTCTGCAGTACCTGTGATTCCCATATTAACACTTGCTCTAAACTCGTCAGAAAGAATTATTTCCTGTTCTTTATTTTGAGAGTCCGTGAAATATAAGTTTTCACCGTCAGTTCTCATGGATAATTTACCACGACTTACAGTAGCGGGCTCTTTAAAATTATTGGAATTATCCCTTAGCAGCTGGAGAGCATTGGCAATTCTTTCTTTTCGATTTCCTAAAATAGCGGTTTCCTTCCGGATCTGATCTATTACTTCATCTATAAAGTCCATATTATTCAAATGTTAAATCGAATGTTTCATCAAATATTCTGTTGCGGAATGCAGCATCATTAAATATTAGGTAAGGCTTTTTAGACTTCTTGACCTGCTTAAATGTTAATTCACATATACTGCTTTCCTGGTCTTCAGAAATTCGTCCGGTGATAAAGAGAGGATTGTATTTGGATCCGAAAATTTTACTGTAACCCTCGCTGCAGTAAGGCTGAATTATTACAAAGCCTTCATTCAGATTATGATACATCCATTCTGAAACTTTCAAAGCTGTGCCAGGAAAACTTCCGCTTATCTCCTGAATAAAGCCTTTTACATCTGTATCTCCTTCAATGGTTGATAATCTCTTCTTTTGTGCAGGAGTCAGATACAGAAAGTATTTTGATGCACCGTCTTTAAATACAATATTTTCAGTGGCCTGAAGACCCAGTAGATCTGTCTCAGGCATTCTCTCAATGTCTGAAGCATACGCCAGAATCAATTCTTTCTGAACTGATTGCGGTAAAGCTGTATCTGTATGCTGTTTGTGCAGACTAAATTTCAAGACTCAATTTTTGCCAAATGTATTTAGCAAAGGATCCGGAAACAGCAAGGCGAAAAATTATAGAAAGTTTTTTGGGAAGGGTAGGTTCTTATGTAGGCCGGAGCAGCAACCATTTCGATCCTGAGAATAGTATAACTCCTTCAGCTGAGATTCTGAGAATGAATATTCCAATAGATCATATTCATCTATAATAGCCCGGATCGCCTCCATTAAAATGCCATAGGATTTCCCGTCATCCTTCCGGGCTTTTTGATACCCTTTTACAAAAGTAAAAAATGATATAGTAAATAAATGAGAAAGAAATTTATAGAATTTATCCAGCTCTTCAAAAGTTAGATCCACTCTAAACTCAACGGAGTTTTGATACTCCAGGAGATCAATAGAGAAAGCATTCTGTGGACCGATTTTTTTTGAATAGATTACCATCTGGTAATTCTTTATTTTATAGCTGGGCTTAATGTTTCTGCGAAGGAACATCCCAATAATCGAATTTTTTTCAATCTTAATATTGGTAAATTGTTCTGTATTCTGAATAATGGAGACACCGTCCATCTCCTTAATGAGGAAAGGGACTAAGTAGCCAGGTACATAAACTGGTAAAATTTGGATCATAGGTGCTGGATAGTTTGTATTTGAAAGGACACTTCGGTTATTTCATCATTGGATTTTATTGTGCTTTTCAACTTCCCATTACTAAAAACATCATTCTGGTATAGAACCAGAATTCTACCAGTATCTGCATATAATAATATAGCACCGGCTTTTTTAATTTCTGAAAGCTGAGAATCATTTATATAGGAAGGAAATGAAAATTGGAACTGATTTTCGAAATATGGACCAGCTGTCGAGTCTTTTTCTTCAGTTAAAAATTTTGCAGTTCCTATTGTATGAGAATACTCCGGAAGATCTGTGGCAAGATTTAAGATATCGGCACGTTTAGCATTAGCCTGGATAATTTTAGCCGGGACAATTTTGAAAAATTCGATATCTAAAAACTCGTATTTCACAGAAAATGTTTCAATTACTATACACAAAAGTACAGAAAATATTTACAAAACTGTAAGGCTCAAAACTAAAAAAGGTGTGATTTTTTGTGTAAGATTGTAAGGTGTATTTAACTCATTGATTATCAGTGTTATTTGTAGAATTGCTAGTCTGTAATAGCTGTTTTTTACGGTTTTAAATTTTTGTAAGGTTGTTTTTCCTTACATTTTTTTTGTAAGGATATTCTAAGTCTTACAAAAAAGAATAAATACTGTAATGTCTTACAGAATAAACATTTCGGATATTTCATTACAATCTTACAATTTATTTAAAGATTTTATAGAGGGTTGCAAGGGAGGTTAAAAGCACCGCCCGCCGCCTGTTTTTCTTTAGAAAATTGCATGAAAAAAGCCCGGTGACGAATCACCAGGCCTCTCAATAGATAGATAGTTTAAATTATTTTGTTTTCTCCACTACTTTTTCACCTATGAAAACATAGTTGTGACGTGGAGGATAGAGAATGTCTACTCTGTCTTCATATTCTTTCTCGTAATCGTCGAGATTGTTATAGTTGTCCGGAACATCTTTGAAAACCCAAATAACCTGCTCCTGGGTAAGTTTACCACCTTCATATATAAATCCCACTTTCTTTGCTGCAATATACTGAATAATGACGGTTTCATAATTCTTCCGGATCCGGATGCCAATTACGTCGACATTTACCAGACAGCATTGAAAACTCATTGCTCCAATCTCGTCACGGAGGATCTTAATATCTAATGGTTGCTTAATCATAAGGATTATCATTTTCATTTTCAAAAAGCTGCATCCGCATTTCTTCAGGTAGTTCCTCTTGATCTATTGGAGCTTTGATATAAATACACTCTATTGATTTACGAGTTTCTTTATCCCATTTAATTACTCGGCCGTCCTTACCTTGTACTTCTTTCGGATTAAATATATAGCCTTTAAGCTCACAGTATTGGGTTATTCTAGTTTTAAATAAATTCACTGAAACACCGGAAAGATATTTACTTGATGCATGCAAATGCTCGATTGCTTCTTTTTTTATAATCATAGTATTCATCCTTTCTGGAGTGAAATACTCATCTGCCCAATCCATGAATGCCGGTCCAATTTCTGCAGCCAAATTACGCTTCTTAATATTTCCATAAGGAGCTTCCACTTTTTGCTTGCAACTAAGGAAGAACTGCAGGCATTGCATCATGAAGTTTAAGAAATAATTCCATTGCTCAGAATCCCATCCCGTAAAAAATAGCCTCCCAAAATCATCAGGAATCTCACGCGTTCCGTATTTTTCATTTTTAATATGGTACCAGTCTGAGAATGCTATAAACAGAATACGGCCTAATGTAGATGTGTCCAGGTTTACTGGAGCAAAGTTTGTTGTTATAGCAAACTTTGGTGACTCATGTGAAGGAATAATAAACGGACTAACGGATTTAGGATTAACGTGCAGGTCTCCTGTAATATCTGTAAACAGATCATCAAACCTGAAGCTTTTATTAACATCATCAAATAGTACATAGTCGGTCTCTCTGGTGATACCGTCATAGATGAATTCTGATTCTATAATTTTTTTCTTTCTCCCTGGAATATATTTTGAATTCATAAATAAGCGGAGAGCTCTATTTGTTAATAATGATTTTCCAGATCTACCATGAGATTGACTATCATCTACCACTTCATTATCCATCGCATATAAACACCAGGATTTTGAATCATCCTTATATCGATGCAACATATATCCAATAGCATAGATTTTATTAATAAGGTGTAGCTCCTGTTCGTAAATCTGATCTTCAGTTAGTTTTCTGCTGTTTATAATAAACTTATGGCTGTTTAAGTACTCTTCCCATTCGTGTGAATCAAGATCATCTAATTCAGATTTCCAGTGAACACGGCTTGCACTGATCAGATAATTCATAAAATCACAGTCTTGTTTCTTGATATCCAAAATCCAATTCCCATCTTCTCCTTTATCAATGACGAAAAATTTATCCAGAATTTTTACTTTAGATGAGTCCAGATCTACTTTTGCCTTTTCCTTGATGATGTTATTCAGGATATCCTCTTCCATAACATAACGGCTATATCCTTTAGTGATCTCTTCAATCTTATCTTTAGTTACGTGCCAGATGAATTTATCAAAGAAAAAATACTGGCTCTTTGGTGTGAAATCTATTAAATCGAAATCTTTGGACTCCAAGTTTACCAGCTTTTTATCGGATACAGCTTCAGATCCAATAAGCATATTAAGTAGTTCATCCGGAAAGAGCTTCAGACCATGTTCTTTTTGTTTTTTGTCCAGGAACTGATTAAAAAAATCTTTTATCTCTTGAGCAGTGGTCTTCCGGATAACGTGCTTTTCTTGTTTAATAAAGTAATAACCGTCCTTATGGTATTCATCCTTTACTCTGGCAAAGCCATTTAACTTCAGGAAATTAAAAGCATTCTTATAATTGATAATATAAGTAACATCTCCGGTGGGCTTTCCGTCCCGATTAGTCCGCTGTTTTTTATACCAAAATTTAGCAGGCCTTGCAAGCTCTATGAATCGCTTAATTTTAATCTTAAGTTCTTTCTGTTCCTTATCATCATAGGAAGTCAAAGATTTAATATAGTCTGTGAAGTCCTTCAGGGGATTCCCCCGGAAATCTTTTTTCTTTGTTAGAGAATCCGGGAGCCAGGCAGTTTTAACATCCAAATGGTTTAATGCGAGCTTTTGCCCAGCATCATAACCGGTTGGATCCAGATCCGGAACATTGATAACTTCATTGGAATATTTGAAGAGCAATCCAATTTGTGATTCCGTTACTTCTGCAGTCTCGGAATTAAACCAAACAACAGTTTCTCCGGTAGAAGCCATATTAATACTATCCCGGTCTCCGGAACAGATAACCACTCGTTCTAGTTTCTTCATTTTTAATAATGTTCCATCTTCAGCAGTATTCTCATCATCAGTATCCTGAATTTTATTGTATGTCGATTTTAGCTGATCTAAACCGAATATATATTGCTTGGGCTTTTTCCCCAGATAAGAGAACCGGTATTTTTTATCGTGTGATTTTGGTTGGTATATTTTAAGCCACATAGTCTCGGCTTTTTCAACTTCTACTTTATCCCCGACCTGATCTCCTTTTACCGATAATTTACTTTTCCCATCCGTGACAATAAATGCCAGGATAGGGTAGAGCTCTGAAGATTCTACAGTATAAACTGTACACATTTCTTTTTGCTGCAGATCATCAGACTTCATCCAGGAATAAGACTTCAGAGAGTAAAGACCATATTTCCGACAGAGTTCTGGAGTAACCAAAGGACCAAGGATCTCCAGTTCATAATCTGTAAAATCCTTAGTCTCATAACAGAACCCCTGATCGTTCAGCTCACCCTGGAACTGATAGAACTTACATGAAGTAATATTCTTTACTGCAGTATTTTTATCATCAACTAATCCCAATTCTCTACCCAGATCCAGTAGCGATTCGAAATAAGTCTTCCCTGTATAGTGTGAATAAATATGAATTGCATGGCGGGATTTTTCAAAGAAACCTCCTACATCACCCCAGTCTCGCACAAAATAAATACCATCTTTCTTTGACATATTTGCAGACTCAGTCCCCTCTTTCCTGATTTTAAAATGTTTGTTGGGATCTACACCATCTATGAACCTGGTAATGATATCCAGTCCTCCATTGGTTGCTGCAAATATTTGATCTTGATTAATTGGAAATGCCATGTTTAATTCACTTTATTAGTGGCTTTATTACAAAGCCAAATTCATTTATTAGGATTTTAACTTCTGCTATTTGTAACAGGTTCTCGTCTAAGCTGCTGTAAATATTCTTCTGATATTTTGGAAATTTGGTAAGACCAAGTTTTTTCCGGAGCCGGTAGGCAGCACTGTACTTTCTTTTAAGAGCTTCCGGAGGAAGTTTAATTCTACTCATAGTCTTCTATTTCACCTTCATAATCCTCAGAATCAAAAGAGAAATTATCAATTTCAATTAACGTTACTCCTCGAGTACCATCGATAGGAATATAACATTCAAAGAGGTTATCGATCTTTTCCATTATTCCATCTACAGTCCATTCCTGAGAAAGATAAAAACACTTTATAGCCATTTTTTTTAATGCTTCCAATCTAAGATTCCCTTCCTCATCATAGTCCCAGGAATAAAATTCTAGAAATACTTTTGCATCGTCTTCAGTAAATTTACTTTCATCAACTATAAAAACACAGTTATAGAAAGCATCCCAAGTAATAGTATATTTTTTCATGATTTTTTTTTTGAGTTTATAAATTGAGAATGTAATCTCTCAATTGCATTCATATATATCTTTTTAAAATCCTCTTCAGATATATGTGTAATTAAATATCCTACAGATCTAAAGTCTATCCACGAGTCAGTTTCTTCAGATAATAAGTTAGTATCTGTTTTATCTAAGGTTATTCGTAATCCTTTATAAAAGGGTGGATCATGTCTATATACCTTCATGTAGATATTTTCTCTTATATAATTGACCTTTATAAACTTTATGCCATCTACTCCAGAGAATTCATGTGATGGTGCAACATATTCTCTACCATCTTCTAATTTTATAATAGTCGAATAATATGTTCGCCCGGTCGCTTTAAAGTCTTTTACGTACTCCCCAGTGATGCCAGATACATGAGTTAAATTCATGCTATTAAGATTTGTTTGTTTTGTTTTTCTTCAGATAATCTACTCCCATAATTGCCAAGATGGTTACGCAAGAAATAAAGGATATTAACACTGCTGCTATGATGCCGTATATAATTGGGCTAATTGATTCCATAATTTTATAGGTTTTTCATAAACGCTAACCATATTGTTTTTCCATGTTTTCCTGAAGTATGCCCAAATAATGGTTTATAAGGAATGAGGCTTAGAACATCATTCAACTTTATCTGATGCTCATTCCATTTAAAAATTAGTAATCCGAAAGGCTCAAGAACTCTCATACATTCATCAAATCCTGATTGCAAATCTGTTTCCCATGTAGGCAAAAGCACTCCATATTTTTGAGCCATCCATGTCCCTTTTCCAAGGTTCTTTAAATGTGGAGGGTCAAAAACTACTAATTTAAAAGACTCATCATCATACGGCATATTCCTAAAGTCTGCCTGTACATCAGGCTTAATTTCCAATGTTCTACCATCACATAAAATATTATGCTCATTCCTTATATCTTGAAAAATAACTGAAGGGTTTTCTTTATCAAACCAAAACATTCTGCTTCCACAGCATGCATCAAGTATTACTTTTTTCATATTATTCCTAATTATTATCATTTTTTATATTAAGCAGCTATTCTATTGTTGTAGAGCCTATATCCTATTGCTTCACATATTTTACGAGCCATTGTTACCTCTACAGCATTTCCGATATATTTTTTCTGCTCTGCCTGAGTACCTATTAATTTATAGTCTTCAGGGAATCCCATAATTTCTTTAAGCTCCTGAATTTTCAGCATTCTCATTTTAATGTCTTTCAATCCATAGTGAGCCATGAATTCTTTTATTTTTACTATCATTGGTGAATCAGTATCATATATTTCATAAACCACTACATTATCAATGATTTTAATGAAAGAAGGGAGGTCTTTATTATCCTGAGTAATTTCCACTATATACGGAGGTGTTTTATCCATTCTGGCAATAAGAGTAAAGCAAGGCTGATCAATACTATTACCAACACGAGAATATTGAGCATCTACCAGATAATGCCATTTACGATTTGCTGTAATAGTTGGGGCAGGATCGTCAATACTACTTCCAATATTTTTAAAATTGGTATTCATGACCCATTCTACATTCACCTTAGCGTACTTAGGATTTGTAGTAATAGCACCCAATACCGTATTTATTGATGCTGGTTTACTATTTCCAAATTGCTGATCGATAAACGTAGTACTCACAATATTAAAACGATCACCAGTAGTAACTGTTGGCGATGGATTTTCGAGGGAAGATGTGAAGCCATTACCATAATATGCAGTCAGAAATTTTGGCTGAATTAAAGCATGTGAATCGATTGTCTTAATTGTTCCTGCAGGTCCTTCTACTGTTATATTCTTATGCTCAGGTTTTCCAGAATAATACTTTGACAAAAAGTCAACAGTAGCAATTCCAAGGCGATTTTGTGTGGAAATTACCGGACAAGGATCATCTATTCCTGGAGGATTATGCTTCCCATTTTTATTTGTAGAATTATATTTAACAAGCCATTTGTCTTTTCCTCCAGCAACAAATTTTATAAGTCCTTCATAAAATCTCTCCAGACTTGCTTCTACTAAATCTTTCTTTCTTCCAAATATAGAATTTCCCTCGTCTTCAAAGTCTAAAACTTCTTTAACAGCTTTCCATTTTTCCTTTTGTCCAAAAAGATCTGTAGTAGGATTTTTTGCATGAGTTGGTTCTGGCCATACTATTGGCATACTCGGTTTATTAAATTGAATAAATAGCCTTTTACGAGATGTATATGCTCCAAAATCAGCAGCATTTAAAAGTCTATAATCATAATTGTAACCATATTTTTTTACATCACTTATCCATTTATTATAATATTCTGCTTTTCTATCAGGATCAGGAATCCAAACAGGGGAAATATTATCATTCTTAACCTCTAATGGACAATAAGAAGTACCATTTTTATGAATCACTTTTTCAATCAACGGTCCCCAAATAAGAAATTCTTCAACATTCTCAATCTGTACGGAATCAGGATTAAGAGTTTCTATGTATCTAAATAAGTGATCTGCAAGCGTTCTACTATCTGCATCGCGAGACATTCCTCCTTTTGCCTTTGAGTGATTAGTACATTCTAATGAAGCCCACAATACTAGTTTTGCTAATGGATACTTTTTACGCATCGCATTTACATATATAACCAATGGCGCTAAGTTTAATGTTCTTATATCCTCAATATAGTGTACAGCAGAAGGATGATTGTATGCATGACTTGCAATTGCATTTGGATCATGATTCACACATGCTACAACTAAGGCACATTTTTCTCCGTGTACCTGTGCAAGTTCTACTCCAGTACTGGTTCCGCCTGCTCCACAGAAAAGATCCACATAAAGAAGGCTAATTGCTAAAGCTGATATTTTTATAAATCTATTGTTCATATCTATGCTATTTCATTTTTTAAAGTGTCAATTTGTGCCGACACAATTATTTTCGTTTTGTGTCTTAATTGTGTTAAGGACTTCTGAAATCCCCTGTATCACTTTGTTTGTGCTTATTTTGAGAAATGTATATTGTTGTGCCACAGTTTGAACAATCAAAACTTTTCCGAAGATCTTCTTCATGGCCACACTTTGGACACTTTCTCCAGATCTCATGATTATGATCTCTAATCAAGTCTTCTACTGTTAGTTTGGGGAGTAATCTGGATCTATACTCATTAACCCAATTCCTAATTTTTGGATCCATATTCTATACTATTTATTGTTGATGCTGCACATGCACTGCATAGATCTTCTTCTAACCAGTAACATGGTTCTCCAGTACGTTCAATACACTGTCTGCAATCCCATTCTGTACATCCACATACTCTACAAGATTTGGTGTTCATTCTTTGTTGATATAAAGAACCAGATAAAAGAAGATCAAGTTCTTTTAACTCCATAGGTGAGCATGAATTGAGATATTGCTCTGGAGTTATTTCTAAAATTAAGGCTCTTTGAATTTTTGGCATAAGATTAATTTTTAGTTCGTACAGTATCTATTATTTTGTATAGTGGTGATGAGTTTTTAATTTCCATGTAATCACAGGTTTCAATTAAAGCTTTATTAGCTTCAGCATTCAGGAGTAGCATTTCATCATGTGTCAAGAACCTATAACGCTCCATCATTTTGATTATCACACATAAATTAAAAAGATCAACATCTAATCTGAAAGAATGTATCCTACTTATAATCACTGACAGATCAGGCTTACAGACATCAGCCAGCATCAATATCCTTTTAACACTAATTATATTTAAACTCCTGTATACTATATAATTAATTATCATATTAGTTCTGGACTTCGGGTCTTCAGGAACTCTTATTTCTATTTTTAATGGGAATTCAACCATATCTATTTATTAAAAGCCCCGTTGCCGGGGCGGGGTAGTAAATTGCTGACCCGCCTAGCAAATGCCAAGCATAACACCTATTCTGGCCAACTCTTGTTTTGATTTTATATTTCCTAATTTCTGATAAAGAATAGTCCTGAAGACATTGAAACTGCCTTCTGCTATTTCAAGCTCTTGACATATGGCAGTATTTTTCATATCTGTAGACATGAATTGAATCGCCTTAATATCCAAGGGAGTCAATGAAAAACCATTGTATACAATAGGTTTACATATAATCCCTTCTCCAATGCATTTGCCCCGGTAGGCACAGTTGATATAGTCAGGAGAAGCTATTCGTCCTTCACTATAATCAGGAACCGTATTTAGCCCACCAAAACGACACCTTGCCAAGCATTCAACTTTCTTTTGGGTATCGTCGAAAAACCATAGATCTAGTACATTTTTCAACTTCTCATCACTATCAATTATTTCCTGAAGGAAATGAGTGTCTCCAGTAGTTAGTTCTTTAAAGGGCATAACCATGCCTCCTTTAATGGCCATAAGTTTACATGAGGGCTCATGATAAAATATTTCCAAGCTGCCGTCACACATGCCAGGATAAGTTCTTTCTGCGTTCATAAAATATTTGATTTAAAATTTTGACTCTTCAGCGACCTCAAATAAAGCCCTGATTATTTTCATGTTGCCTGTTCTATCATATTTAGTCTGTCTGATATTTCCAGCACTAACTTCCTCATCATACAATTCTTTGTATTTTTTCTGAACAAGAGGAGTATACCTCTTTGGAAGATAATCGTCTATTGTTTTGAATTTAGATTCAATATCCAAATCAATTTTTCGAGGTTCTTTTTTTTGCATTATCTTAGCGTCATTAAATGTTACTAACTGTTAGCAAATGTAAAGAAAAACTATACAAAAATGTATATAATTTCTATACAAAATTGTTATTTAAAACGCAACTGAATGAATATCAGTGAGAAAACTTTTAAGTATATCAATGACTTAGGAATATCCAATGCAGAATTTGGACGAACAATTGGTGTTTCTAGATCTGTGATCAACAATATTATTAATGGTCACAACAAAATGACCTTAGAAATTTTGCAAAAGATTCAGAAGGCCCATCCAAACATTGATATAAATAAATTTATAGATGATGATGTAACCGATTTTATCTATGTCCAGAACGACACAAATAAAGTGGGAGAAGAGTATAATGAAGTCCTTAAAAAGGTACTTTCTGACATGTCTAAAATTGCTGATATAGCAGAAAAATATAAGACATTAAACACAAATAAGACACAATAATTAAATAATATGTCTGATTTTCAATGTTATATAATGTTTAAAAAAGTACTGGAGAAACCACAAAAAC